AAAAATTTAATTAACTTTTTTAATATTTTTGTTATTATATAATAATAATTAAGGAGAATTAAATATAAAACAACGGATTATTTATATGAATGATATTACTGAAAAATATATGAGTCAGATTCAGGTTAATCATGAATATGATATTAAACGTTTTGTAAACGAGTATGGTTATACAAATATTATGCGTATGATTCCTGCTGGCGGTGCTAAGGCTGATAGAATTTCTGCAGAACTTATGGCAGTTTGTATTGTTACTGCTTCAAAAATTATGATGGATGATTATGATACGAACGATGAAGTAGAAGTTGATAATATCTATAAAATAGGATATCCTAAAATTTCTGCTATTGCTCCAGTTAGAGATCTGGATAATACACCATTTTTTAATAGTGGTTATTTTGGTATTGTAATGAATGATATTAATGGTAATAAATTTTATTTCATGATTGAATCTGGTAAAATTGGGCTTGAAGATATGAAAACAGCTTATGCACAAATTGGCAATGCTAGCAGTCCACATATTGATTTAACATTCGGTCAAAACAGACAATTTGGTGATTACAAAATTCATCGAGAAGATTTTGAAAAAGCTGTTGAAATTCTTACAGAAAAACTTTTAAACAGACTCTATTGTAAATGAAAGTTGTTAACTGTCTGATTAAAAAATTTAATTAACTTTTTATTATTTTTGTTATTATATAATAATAATTAAGGATAAACAAATATGATTAAGAATGCTGCTTACTTTCGTAAATTGCAAAGTGGTAAACCTCTTGAAGAACTTGTTAAAGAAGATATTGATTTTATTTTAAATGCAATTGAAAATTATATTATTAAAGGCGGTAAAGAAACAAATTTGTCTTTTAATTTTATTTTCTCAAATGAACATTGTCAAAAATTGATTGATACTCTTAAAAACGAATACGAATTTAAAGTATATTGTATTACAGGATCTCTTAGCAATAATTACAATTTAAAAGTATCTTGGAAATAATAATAAAATTTTTTTACTAATTATATAGCAGATTAATAAAATAGATCTTTAGTTGGAATAAGACAATATCTAAGAATTATCCAAAAAGATCTATTTTTTATTTTAAATAATAAAATATTAATTTAACTTTTTTAATATTTTTGTTATTATATAATAAATTAAGGAGAAATATTATGAATTTGATTGGAAAAAATTTTTATTCTTTTAAAGTTGAAGATTATCGTTATCATAATTTTGCTATATTTAAAGATAATGCAGATATGACAAAGATTAAAATGAATTCTAAGATTCAAGAAATTAATAATAAAATAAAAGAAACAAAAGATACAGTTGATAAAATTAATTTAATTGGAATTATTGAAGATTATAAAGTTTTTGTCAATTATGATTTTACTATCAATACTGCAAAAAATATTTTTGATTTACATTTTAGAAACTTTAATGTTCTTTTTACTATTAAAGCTGATAATGGTGAATTTTTTTATATTATGACTAAAGATTTTACTAGAGCAAATTATAAAAATAATGTTATTTCTATTTTTGAAGGTGATGCTCTTAATAAAGATTCTTTAGTTTACTATACAACTGAACGTCTTATTGGAAATCAATTTAATTTTAATATTTATGATACATATGGCGATGTTTCTATGGGATTTAATTATTCCGGCTCTATTTTAGCTAATTTCAATAATAAAAAATATTTAAATCAGTATAATAAAGATGTTAATCCTAATATTGAAAAAGTAAGAAGAATAGGTTGGAAAATTTATTGTCATATGGATTTTGCTAATTTAGAAAAAGAATATATTATTAATATGCTTAAAGAAAGAGCTAAAGGTTATATTCTTGCAGTAGAAGAACAAAAATCAAAACTTTTAAAAATGATTGGAGATTAATTATGTATAATATTGCTTTATATGGTCATGGTTCATACGGAAGAAAATGCAAAGCTACTAATATTGATGATTTTCTTAAAAAATTCTCTAAATTTTTAGAAGTAAAACAATATGGTTTTTTTGTTAGAAAATCTTATATAAGCAATGATTGTTATTTTGACATTAAACCAAGAAATAATGAAGAAGTGCTTAAATGCGTAAAATTATATATTGAAAACCATATTAATGGTAATTTAAATTATTTTCTTTTACCAGCCGGATTATATAATTTACATAATGAATGTACATTTGAATTTGAATTTGATTCCGAACCTATTAGAAATAGATTAGAAATTCTAAATTATCTTCAATATAATAATGAAGATAATATACATCCATATCTTACCAAAGAAGAAAATTTTAATATTAAATATACTTTACATAGCAAAGTATACAATAATCCTAATATTAATAAAGAAACTATTAATAAAACAAAACAACTAATTAAAATTAAAGCTATGCGTGAAGGCTTTGAAAAAGAAACTACTTATTTTAAAAAGTTATTAACTCTAATTAATTTAAAAACAGATAATTAAGCTAATCTTAATGCATCTTTTTTAATTACATTAAATATAAATTGTAAAGGCTTATGTTGTTCTATCATAGAATAATATATAGCCTTTATTTTTCCAAATATTTGATACATCTGCTACTATATTTTTCCAGACTTCATATTATATAATTCAAAACATATATCTAAACTATAATCATAATTTTCTTTTTGTCTAGATATATTTAAAAGTATATATACTGGTTTTTTCAATGTTAATGTTTTCCAAATTAACATATTTTTAATAGCTTCTTCTTTATTATTCTAATACATATCTAATATACCTTGAAACATCTATGGCTAATTATTATCCATATTAAGATATTTAGTAAATGTATTTTCATTATTAAAATATTTTAGCAAATAATTCATATGCTTATCTGATAATTGATAAAACTATTCTAATATTATTTTATTTAATTGCTAATTAAACATTAACTTTTCTTATAAATTTGTTATTATATAATATATTTACTAAGGAGTATATAATGTTTTTTATTACAAACAAAAATGGAAATCTTATTTCTAGAATTTTTTTGAAGCCTGCTGATGTGTTTTCTCAAATTACATATCAGAAAACTATTAATTTTGGAAAACATACATGCGATATTTCTAGTATTAGATGGTTGTTTAATAAATTTAAAGACTCTTCAGAAATTCGTTGTGCAATATGCGGCTGTAAAGCATCACATTTTCGAATTATTAAATCAAATGATAAAGTATGGCTTAGATTATATGGATTCAAAAAAATCAATGGAAAAACATTGTATATTCCATTTAATAAAGATCATATTATTCCTAAAAAATTAAATGGAACAGATTCTGTAAAAAATATTCAATGTACATGTTCTCATTGCAATTCTATTAAAGGACATTCTGTTCCTTATGATTATTTTTCTAAAAATCTAAAATCAAAGAAAAAGGAAATTCATAATATGATTTATGAATTTCTTGATAATGGAATATCTAAATCTACTTTAAGTGCAAAAGATGCAACAGCAAAAAATGCAATTAAAGAACTAATCAATATTCATTATACTGATATTGAAAAAATTATTGCAAAAAAATTAGGATATATTTTATAAAACTAAAAAATTAGTTATTATATTATTATAAATAAAATAAATATTAAAAATATTTTAATGCAGTCCTATAGCGTAATGGTAGCGCAGCTGGTTTTGGTCCAGCTTGTTGAGGTTCGAATCCTTGTAGGACTGCCATTTTTATTTAATTTTTTCATAAAGCTCTGGCATATATTTTTCAAGCCAAAATATAACTTTTCTACTATCTTTATTAATTAATAATCCTAATTTAGTTTTCCAACCTCTTTTATTAAATTCTATATTAGAATTTTTAACTAACTAAATTAATGGTTTATTTAACTATAATCTTTTTTGGTAATCTAACTAAAACCATTCATTCCAAGTTCGTTTCTTTTTTTCTTTTTTTATTTCTTTATATTTAAAAACTCTTGCTTCTAAAACTTTTTCACCAGCTTCAATTTTTGAAATATAAGATAAAAATTCATTAATTGTTTCTTCATTATTTTCAGTATAACCTATTCTAAATACTTTCCATCCGTTTTCAATTAAAAAATTGTCTTTCTTTCTATCATGCCCGTTTCTAGTTTCACCATGATTAAAATGACATTTACCATCAAGTTCAACTGCTACATTAATATTTTGAAATGCAAAATCAATAAAATAAGGATATACGCATAATTCATTTACTATATCATATTTTTTAGTTAAATTATATTTAATTATGACATTATCATAAAACCATTGTTCTAAATATGACATTTCTCTAGCAGCTCTTCTTTCCCATGCTGTTTTTCCTGTTTTCTTTTTTAAGTATTCAATTCGTTGTTTTCTGTGTATTTCTTTTGCTTCTTCATTATCTTTGTAAAAATTTTTTTGTATTTTACTATTATGTTTAGTTTGACATTCTTTATTAGAACAAGTCGATTTCCATAATTTTCCTCCATTTCTATATGCTCCTAATAATGGTCTAGTATATGTTGTTACTTTTTCTTTATTGCAATATTTGCATATAGGCAAATCTAAATAGTTTAAAATATAATCAACTAATGTTATATTATGTTCTAATTTTAAATGAATAGTAAATTTATTATTAGTATCAAATTTTTTATTACATATTTTACATATTTTTAATTCTTCGTGTATCATGTTAATATTCCTTAAGTATTACAATAGTTATGTACCTATGCTATTTATATTATTATTAATGAATAATATTATTAATAAGAAATAAAAATTAATAAATATTATTAATTAAAAATATAATAATAAAGGTTTATAATTTTATTATGAATAAAGCGTTTTAGAAAATTTACTGTTAGTTATTATTATAGCAACAAATTATTAGTAAAGCTAATAATGTTACATTAATAACTTAGTGGAATATAGGTGATGCTTGGGATAGTCTAAAAGAATATATTGGATTAGGACCATCAGAAGCAGAAAAAGCGGCTAGAGCTGCAGAAGAAGCAGCAAAAAATGATCCAAATAAAAAGATTTAGAAATTAGCTGTTCAAATAACTGATTAGGATATGAATAAAGCTAAAGCATTAATTTCAAAGAATCCAACATTAATTAAGCATTATAATAATTTACCTACTGTAGAAGATCAAAAAGCATTTATTGTTGGTTTATTAGCTCAAGAAAAAGCTAAAGCTGATGCTGAAGAAGCTAAAAAATTTAAAATGCCTGAAGGTAAAGAAGCATAGATGTTTACTATTTTATCTAAAGCTTGGGGTAAAAAATGGGCTTAGCAAAAATGGAATGCTGCAAGAAATTTAGAAAAAGTTATTTGTATTAATAAAGATGGTAAACCATATGCTATTCCAAAATAGCAATTTGCTTAGAATGCTGACAAATATTTAACTGCAGCTAAAAAATATGCTCCACAAGATGAAACATTAAAAGAAGATATTCTTGATGTTTTAGGTAAAGAAGCTCAAGGAAAAGATGAACTTATTAAGATGTGTAAAATTTACATATCTGCTGTAGGTGATGAAAAGAAAGCTAAGAAAACATTTGAACAAAAATTTGCTGAAGGTAAAATTTGTATTGATAAAAAAGGTAAACTTACTGTTGTTACTAAAGAAAAATTCTTAGCTGATACTGCTAAATATATTACAATGGCTGAAGAAAATAATCCTAATGCTGAACATGATGCAGATAATGATTTAGATCCAGCCGAATTAGAAGCTTACAATGCACAATTAAAAGCATTAGTAACATCTGAACCATTAAAAATGTTCTCTGAAAAAGTATTTGATATCAAAGTTAAACAAGCTGCTAAAGCTAAACAAGTTCTTACTATTGTACCAGCTGGTATGAATAAACTTGGCAATGTTGATATGAGTGAATACACCGGTGGCAAATCAGTTAAAGATGATATGCCTGAAGCAAAAACTGTTGCTAATAGCAAAAATGGTACAAAAAATGATGTTGGTGAAGCTGGTGGAAACGGTGATGAAGGTGCATTGGGCGCTACTGCCGCTACACTTGGCACAGCAGGTATTGCAACAATAGCAGCTTTCAATGCTAAAGCATTAGCTGATGGTGCTATTGCTTCAGCAGCAGGTGCAGCAGCATTACCAGTTGGTATAGCTGTAGCAGGTATAGCTGCTATTTGGGGTGCTTCAAAGCTTTATAAATCTATTGATAATATTAATACAGTCGTTAGATATAAAGATCAAGACGGTAAATTAATTGATAAAAAAGTACCTATCAAATATGAATTACGTGCTATTAAACAATCTGATTTTATGACTTACCAAGATCAATTAGTAGAAGCTCTTGAAATTACTGAAAAATCAGTTAAAGACACTGCTGAAACTAATGCTAAAGCTGATAAACAAGCTGAATTTAGAGATGCTTGTAAAAAATATCAAGCTGAATTACCAGCTGGTGAAATAGCTAATCTTTGTGATACTAGCGATTGGGGTGGTAACGATTTCAAAATTCCACAAAATACTATGTTATATAACTTTAAAGGTCAATAGTCTGCTCGTTGGAATAGAAATGAATAGATTGATTCATCTGAAGAATGTAATAAATTACGTGAATTCTTAAATACAGGTGATGGTACAGATGTTCCTGCTCACCCAAGAGCTATTGCTAATGTATTAAGCAAATTAATTGATGCTAATTATCAATCTAAAGAAATTCAAGATGAAAAACAATGGAATCAAATGGTTTCACTTTGCAATGATCATATTTCTAAAGCAAATGCAATTTGCAGCAAATATCCTGAATTTGATTTAAAATAATATTTTAAATAAATTTTAATATTTTAAAGAGTAAAATCTAATTTAAAAGATTTTACTCTTTAATTTTTTATATATTATTTAATAAATAATATTAAATTTAAAAAGATTATAATAATACTATGAATAATAAATTTGATAAAAAATATAAACAATTATTATTAGAACAAAGAATTATTAGTAATGTTAATTTAATTACTTAGTGGAATTGGGGTGACTTTTTAAATAAAGCTAAATCATTTATTGGTTTAGGCCCATCACAAGCTTAGCAAGCAGCTAAAGCAGCTGAAGAAGCTGCTAAGCAAGATCCAACTGGTAAAATCCATCAGTTAAGTATTAAAATTTCAGATGAAGAATTAAAACAAGCTGAATAGATTATTTCTAAAAATCCAACATTATTACAACAATATAATGCAATTGAAAAAATTGAAGATAAAAAAGCTTTTATGCTTAGTTTACTTCAACAAGCTAAAGCTGATGCTAAAGCTAAAGCTGATAGCACTTTTGATGTTAGTAAATTAGATGAAAAAACTAAACAATTATATGATCTTTCAGTCAATTTAAAAGATCCTGACTGGGCCAATGCTGTTTGGTTAAAAGCAGTTAAACAGAAAAAAGTTATTTGTATTGGTGAAGGTGGTAAACCTATTGCTGTAGCTAAATCAAAATTCCAAGCTAAAGCTGATAGATATCTTGAAAAATCAAAAGCTAATATGCCTACAGATGAATTTGATAAAGAATCTGCTGAAGAACTTATAGCTAAAGAAGAAAATAAAGATGATTTAACCAAAATGCTTGATATTTACGTATCTGCAATTGGTGATGAAAAGAAAGCTAAAGACGATTTTGCTAAATATTTAACTAAAGGAAAAGTTGTAGTATTTAAAAATGGTAAAAATGCTCCTACTACTAAAGAAAAATTTAAAGCAGATAGTGCAAAATATATTGCTTTAGCTTAGAAATATAATCCAAATGCAGAAGGTGATCTTGAATCTGCATAGATTGATCCAAAAGATATGGAAGCATATAAAAATACTCTTAAAAAAGTATTAACAGCTGAACCTTTTAACTATGCTGAAAATAAATTAGATAGAATTTTAAGAAAATGCGAACGTGAAAAATCAATGCTCGTATTTAAAGAAAAAGAAAGTGGCGAAGATAAAAAAGATAAAAAAGATGAAAAATTAATTACAGAATCTTGGCTTTCTGATATAATGGAAAAAATTAAACAAGGAATAAAAGCAGCTGCATAGAAAAATAACAGAATTAATAAGTATGATATAGTAGAAGTTGATTTAAAAGATTTTGCTGCTAATCAAGACAAATATATTAATGCTGCTGAAGATTTTGAAAATGATCTTAAAGCTAAAGCTGATGCTAAAGCAAAAGGTGAAGCTGATGCTAAAGCAAAAGAACAAAAATTTGCTCAATTTAAAACTGAATCTAAAAAATTATTTGATGATTTACCATCATTAGAATTAGCTAAAGCTGCTGACGGAAGTGGTGATAATGAATTAAAACCACCTAGAGGTATGATTTTAAAAAGTGTTACTAAAAAAGATCTTGCTACATGGGATCGCAATGAAGAACTTGATAATAATGCAGACATTCAAGCTTTCCGTAATTTCTTAAATGCTGGAATGAATCCAGATGATCCTGGCCATCCAAGATCATTACAACAAATATTACAAGAAACATTAAATTCCGGTAATACTAATAAAGTTAATTGGAGCAAAATGGGTAATTGTAGAGCTTTATATGAACAATGGATTGCTAGAGCTAGACAATTAGCAGATAAATATAAATAGTTCTAATAAATTTATATAATATAAATTTAAATTATTTTAAGAGTAAGAATTATATAATTCTTACTCTTTTTTATTTAAAATATAAAATAAAGGATAATTTATGAGTTCTCTTAATAGTATAGAAGCATATAAAAAAGCAATAGTAGCTGAATATATTATTGCTAAAATATTATATAATTATTATTATAATTATTTTAAAGGACAATGTGATATTAAAATTTATCATAATAATTCTATAGATCAATATGATATAGATCTTGAATTAAAAATAATTTCTAAAAAAACTTTAGAAGAAAAATATACATTTTTTATAGAATGTAAATTAATTGATAATAATAATAAATTATGTATATATCCTAAATCAGGCACAGGCAATGGCCAAAATAAAATTGTAGAATATGTTAACAATAAATTAAATATTGAAAACACAATAGAAAAAGAAGAAAAAAATGTTGATGTTATTTTTACAAATTTAAAATTAGATGATTCAAAATTATATATAGCTTATTATAAAAAAGGACATAAAAAATTATCTGATTTAATTAATAGAATAGATGTTAAAAATAAAGATAAATGGGATTATTTTTATAAACGAAATAAAAAAGTTAATATTATATATTTAACAAGTAAAGATTTTGATGAGTCTATTGAATTAAATAATAATTATACTGATGAATATAATGAACGTTATAATAAAATAAAAACGCTATATCAAAAGAATACAATTGATCAATATATTGAACCATTATTTATGCAATTTCAATAATATATTAAAGATAACAAGTTAACTTGTTATCTTTTTTTGTTATTATAAAATAAAAACAAGAAAGATTATTATATATGGGTATACTTATTTTATCTGGCATTATTTGTGGAATTCTTTATTATTTGTTAACTGTAACTAATAATGGTTTTAAACAAGCTAAAAAAGCAACAGATAAAAAATTTATATTATTATCTGTATATTCTATTATATCTGGATTTTTGATTTATCTCATTATTTGGCAATTTATTGCAGGATTAACTTTATATGCATATGAATATCCTGATACTAAACTTTCTAAAAAAATTCAATATATGTTTGATATGGAAATAAAAAAATGAATTTTTATTTAATATTTGTAAAAGTTAAAACATATGAAGGATATTATCAAATTTTAAAATTTGATAATGAATTTGAATATAATAAACATGTAATGACTTTAAAAATACAAGGATTAAATATAATATCATTTGGAAAAATTGATAATTTTTATGAAGGATTACAAGTTTATTTTTATTTAGATCCTTTTAAAATTGATCAAATTGAATATTATAGAATGGTATATGTTAATAAGCAAAAAATTGGTATTGGTAAACATATAGATTCTAATAAGTTTGAAGATAATATAAGATTTCATCATAATACATTTAAAAAAATAAATGTATCTATTAATTTTTTAAGTGATTCTGAATATAGTACTAATTCAATTTATTTAACTAAAAAAATTAATAATCATAATGATGGATTTGAATTATTTAAAACATATTTTCAATATCATTTAAATTATATTCCTGAAAATTTTAAAAAGATTTTTCTTAAAACATTACAAAATACTGCTAAAGAGCATAGAGATTTTTTTGTTAAAAAATGTAATGATATTATTAATTATGATGAAAGTATATTAAATACATATTTAAAGAAAGGTTAAAAATGAAAAATTCTAAAGAAGCTAAATATTATATAATGTACCCTAATTTTAAAAAGTTTCTAACTAATTTAGAAAATGCTATAAATTTAAATGTTTTTAAACCTATTTCTGCTGGATTTAAAAAGCAAACTAATGAAAAAATACATACATTAGTTATTAAATTTGAATCAGGTAGTCCTAATTTTGAATCTCTCAAAAAATATATTAATGAAATTAATAAGTTATATATGTTAAAAGAAAGTGGTATTCTATTAAAATTTATAGAAAATAAATCTGAATATCATTTAATGGCAAATGAAAAGCCAATTTTAAATATTGTTCAAAATTCTATTAGGAAAATTATAAATGTTGCAGAGTAATAAAATAATTTTATATTCAAATTATCCTTTATTTAATATTTTTAAAAATAAGGTAAAAAAATTATTTAAAACAAATTTGTGTAAAATAAATAAAGTTTATTTTTATAGTGAAAATGAAATTACACTTATATATGAAAATAATGATACATTATATAATATAATTAATTATCTTGGATATTATCAAGATGTTTTAGAATTTTCAAAAAAACAAGAAGTTGGAATTACGCTTTTGCCTTCTGTAGAAGGTCATGGTTTAAAATTTTATTCAAATCATACAGAATTATTAAAAGAAATATATGAAGAATTAATGAAAGCATATTAACATGAATTTAAATAAATTAAAATCTATTAGTAATAGTAAATTGGAATCATTTGAAAGATTTATTCAGAATGCAAGAGTTAATGAAGAATTGCAAAAAATGAATAAAGAAATAACATTTGAAGATGCTAAAAATTATTTAATTGAACTTTTTAAAGATAATAAAGATTATGAAATTTTTAATAAAGAGATTGAATTAAAAAGAAAAAGACATATTGTAATTCCTAATACATTAAAATGGAAAAAAGGTTCTTTTACTATTTGGAATCCAAATAAAAATTGTGGCTTTATTCTTTATACAGATGATGAATTAAAAAAAGATGCAAATTTTTATATTAAAGGATTTACAAACGATAAAGATAATATTTCTAATTATATTAATACTCAAAATGAGTTTGATGATTTAAAAGAAAAAATTGATTTTTATATTAATTCATATGATTATTTAGAAGAAATTAAAGAAACAGTAAATTTTAATAAACTTACAATTGATTATAATTGGTTTGCATATACTAATATGAAAAATTTAACTGAAGACTGTATTAAATATAATACAGGTAATTGTAATATTAAAGAATGTAAAAATTGTAATAAATGTAATATGTATATTTCTAAAATGCAATATACAGAAAATATGTACAATCATAATCAAAATATTAATACGTTTGTAGAAATGATTTGTAAAGAATCTCAACAGCCAACATCTATAGATCAAGAAATTATTTCAGATGAAATGGTTATTAGATATAATATTGGTAATCTTGGTATTGATGTTACTACATGTTCAAAAAAAGATAAATTATATTCATCTGCTAATATAACTGTTTATACTCATAAAAATAATCAAATGATTCCATTATATAATGCAAATGAAAAGCTTTATTCTAAAAAAGGAAAAGAACAATTTAATTTATTTTTTGATTTAGTTCATATGTATTCAGCAAATAAAAAAGAATGGATTAAATATGCTAAAGCTAAATAAATAATATTAAATTACCTTATTAAATTATATAATGAAATTTTAGCAAGTTATTATTAAAGATAATATTTTTATACCTTAGCAGATGTTTTAGTTAGTTATGAATACTATATCATCTGCTAAAAATATAAATTTATTTGAATTTAAATATTCTGATTTATTACCTTATACATTAGATTATGATTATTAGAATGCACAATTATTAAGACAATAGTTAGCTAAACAATCTTAGAATGGTGCATATTATATTTTATTATGTGATTATGATTAGGATTTATATTATAATGAATTAAAATCTATAATGACATTAAATGAAATTAGTTAGTTATATAATAATATGCATAGTATAATGGGTATTACTCGATTTGGTTTTACACATAAATTAAATAAAACTACTAAAAATTGTTTAACTATTTTAAATAAACCATTATTACAATTAGATGATTGGGTAACTACATTATAGCATTAGATGACACATTTTATTCAACGTTTAATTGGAGTATAGTAGACATTAGATAAATCATATCAAAAGAAAATTGATAAAGATAAAGATACTCATCCTGATATTTTAAGAATTGTTTAGAAAATTGTAAAATATTCTGGTGAAGATTAGAAAATGAAAAAATAGTTAATTAATAAATTTACATATATGTTAGCTAAAAATTAGTTACAAGAAACATTAAAAACATTATTAGTAATGTTTAAAAATATGTATTAGCGTCAAATAACATATTAGAATGGTAAAATTATAGAAGTAACTATTAGAACTGATAATGAAAATAAAAAAGAATGGTTAAAAGAATTTTTAAAAACTATTAATTCTAATTCATATTTAGAATCTGATGAATTTAAAAATGCTATTAAATTATGGAAGAAAAAATCAATTTTATGTTCTGAATAGGAATTAGTTAAACATAGATATATAAGTTATATTTTATGTTATTTAGCTGTTAAAAATGTTTTACCTGATTTAAATATAGATAAAAAATTATAGTAGTATTTTGATACGTTTTAAAATAAAAAAGAGGTTCAAATGAACCTCTTTTAATTTATATAAAATTTTTTATTCTTCTTCCTAAAGAATTACATATAAATAACCATCTTCAGCATTAGCTAAATCATTAACGCTATTAATTACTTTAATAAAATCTGATAAATTATTATAATAATTTGAATCATTAGTTAATTGTGATGTTTTATTAGGTACAAATACTTTAGCATGTCCTGTTAATTTTTGATCACCTATTCTTGTATTAATAGCTGTTACTGATGATATTGGAATATCATTAGATGTAATATAACCAACATCATTTTCTAAATCTTTAGTAGTCAATGTAATATTTCCTGTTTTATTATTAACGCTTGATACAGGGAAATTTAAATCAACATGTCCTGTTAAACCATTAACTGATAATACAGGAAACTAAATATTAACATCACCTGTTTGGCCATTAACACTTGATACAGGAATATCATCAGTAGTAATATAGCCTACATCATTTGGTATATTTGACATCTTTAAGTTTACATTACCTGTTAAACCGTTAACACTTGATACAGGAATATCATTAGTAGTAATATAACCGCTATCATTTGGAATATCTGATGTTTTTAAAGTAATATTACCTGTTTTTCCGTTAACACTTAATACAGGAAAATCTAAATTAACATCTCCTGTTTGACCATTAACACTTGATACAGGAATCTAAATAGTAACATCACCTGTTTGACCGTTAACACTTGATACAGGAAAATCTATTGTTACAATACCTGTTTTACCGTTAACACTTGATACAGGTGCATCTATTATTACGTCACCTGTTTGACCATTAACACTTGATACAGGAACTGAAAAATTATTAATATAATCTACTACATTATTAATAGTATATTTAATTTGATTTACTTCAGTATCTTGTAAAATTCTTTCTGTAATATTAACAGCTTTTTTATTTTTATCTTTGAAAGTTAATTTTGAAATACTCATTGTTTATTAAACCTTTAACTTATTTTAATATCACATTGCGAATATTATTTTATAATATTTATTTGTTTTTAGTTAACTTAAAATTGATATATGTTATTATATAATAACGTAAAATTTTAATTTAAATAAAGGAAAATGTATTTAAAAATGAAAAATTATGATGCTTACGTTGATGAAGATTTTATGGATTCTGATGCATCCGAATCTTATCATGGAGGTAAAGTAAAAATCAAAAAGAAAAAAACTAAAATTAAAGATGATTTTTCAAAGCAAAAAAACAAAAAATTAAATAAACCTAAACATATAAATAAAAATGATAATTAAAATATTAAAAGTAACGCTATAGAGTTACTTTTTATTAATAAATAAAATTGATTATTAAAGGGGATTTTAAATATGCGCGATAAGAATTTTAGACGTTTTCAAGAAAGAAAAAAGAAAAATTGGGCTAAAAAAATATTACAATTTCTTACTGAAAATATTCCAGGATATATTATTTCTAATAAAGAAATTGGAAGACGAGCGCATACTCCTCAACCTTGTAGTTGTGATATGTGTGGTAATCCACGGCATCACAAATCTTCTAAAAAAGATCAACTTACTATACAAGAAAAAAGAGAATATGAAAAATTTGTATATAGAGATGATACATATATAGAAGAAATTTGATTATTAAAAAAGCTATTAACAATATTGTTAATAGCTTTATTTTTTTTTTAATTATTTAAATAATTTATAATTTTATTTGTTTCATATTCTGTTATACCTTGGCGAGGATCAATCCAGAAAAATTTGCATTTATCTGGAAGCATTTCTCCTGCATCATGTCTATCATCTATTACAGCACATTTATATAAATCATTATAATCAAAATATGTATTATTATATAACCAAGTTCTAATTTGATTTCCTCGAATTCCTTGATCTAAAAAATGAAGTTGCGGAGTATAACCTATTAATCTATCTCCTCGCATATTATGTCTATTAAGCATATCTTTAGCTACTTCTATATCAACATATTTAGGATGATTTCTCCAAGAAGAAGACCATAAAATATAGCAATCTGTTTCGTCTATAATTTGTTTTATAAACTTTGCTAATTCGGGAAAAATTAATTCAGTACTATGATCAAATTCTTTATTAAAAGCTTTTCTTGCTTCTAAGCGTAATTCATTATTTAAATATGAATATCCTTGATTTTCTAATTCTGACATTTTATTATCAAACCATTTTCGAATTTTAATATCAGAATTTACTACTCCATCCATATCTAAAGCAATTAATTTAACATTTTTCATTTTGAACATCCTTAAATTCATTCATCAATTGTTCAATTTCATTAATATATTGTTTAATGTTTTCAGCAGCAATTGTGTTATATTTTTTATATTTACTTGAAATAAACACATTTGTTTTTAATAAATCTTTAAAATATTTTAATCTAAAATTATAAAATTCTATTGGTGTTAAATGTGAATATTCAAATTTTATTTTAATATCAGAACTTTTAATACATTCATAATCTATAAAAGACAACATATTTAAATCGTGTATTAAATCAGCATTTTTTATTTCTTTTAATTCTTCAATTGTTTTATTATATTTTGTAGCTAATATATATTCAGATATTATATTATAAGTTTCATTATCTATTGCTTTATACCAATCTCTTTTAAATTGTTCTACACAATGTTCTTTATTATTACTAGAAGTAGCATCATGAATAATATCATGATAACAAATAGCTGCATATAAACGTTTATATTCTATATTAGACATACTTTGTTTATACATATTTAATTGAGTTAACATTTCTTCAATATGAGATATATTATGAAATATATTTTCATCTGTTGATATTTTTGAATAAGCTTTTTGTTTAATATATATTTCAAATTCTTCTTGTTCAAATAAGAATGGATTAATATATTGTTTAGTACCATTTACTACATCTATAGCTACAAAAGTCATATTAGTATTAATAATTTCTATACCTTTATTATTTTTTGCTAATAAATCAAAATTTACAGATATAGGACTAAATTTTATATTTGATGCATAAAAATCTAAACAATCTCCTTCTTTTGCCGGTTTAAGAAAATATGTTTTCTCCATTTTATATGTAACAAATTTATGATGGAGATATTTGTATGTAAATAATGAACCATAACTATCGATCCATTCAAGTAATTTTGCGCCAAACAGATTATTATTTAAACCAATATCAGATGCTATAACAATTCTACTAGTAATATATTTCATTTCTTATTTTAAACTCTTTTTAGTTTAAAATAAGTTATTTATGATAAAAATAAAAAGCTGAATTAAATAATTCAGCTTTCTTTGTAATTAATATTCAGGATAATTATCTGACCAATTATTAATATCATTAAAATCTATTTTCAATCTTTTTAAAGACAATCTTGATTTTAATTTAAAAGAATTTTTAGAACAATAAGTTTTTGCTTCATTAACATCATCAAAACCATAAACAATTAAATTGTCTTTATTCATAGCATAATATTGAAATTTAGTTTCTTCAACAAATTCACTCATTTTCTTTTTCCTTCTTCCAATTAATTTTATTACCTTTACCTACATATTCAATTGGAATATGTATATTTGATATTTCATTATTTTTAGTATTTGTTATTTCTAAAATATAATAAACATTTGAATCAATATTAGAATCAACGTATAAACCAACAATTAAGCATTTATATTTTTTAAAGTAATCATAAGTATTATCAGTTGCATAATTAATTGAAAAATGATTTTTAATTAAAAAACTAACTACTGATCTATTTTTTATAGATTTTATTCTATAAAATAACATATTTTTATTGATATCATATTTTTTATAATTATCATTAAAATATGCTATTTCTTTAGAATATTTTTCAAATAAAATACAATTACTTAATTGATTTAAATTCTTCATCTGAATAAGGAATAAATCTATTTTTTTGAATATCAATTCTAAACTTAGGAACATCATGAATGTTTTCATAATTTCCTGTCATAGTAATAACTTCAACTTCATAGTTATATTTATGAGCAAAAAAGAGATAATCCCGACGTTCAAGGGGAGTTAAAGACGTATTAGATATAATAACATCTACGCCTGATTTCATTGCATCCATACACTGTTGTCTGCACCATCTATGAGCAGCTGGCAATTGTTCAGGATTAAAAATGTATTCTCCATCTTTTTCAAAAAACATATCAGCCTCAAAATGCTTAATTTCTTTTCCATCAGCTTTATATGTTTCAATAATTTCTTTAGCTTTAGTGGTCTTTCCAGACCCTGAAATACCAATAATTAAATAAAGTTTACTCATTATTATTCTCCATATTATTTAAATTTCATATACATTATTATATATTATATAATAACTATTTTTTATAAAAAGTTAAATGAAAATTAGTCATTTATAAGACTAATTTTCATTTATTTATATTTAAAATCGAAAGAAATTAATTAAGAATTTCATTAACATCAATTTCAGGAACTTCTGAAACTAGAATCTGGACTTCATGACGAACAACTTTAAATGTATATTCTCCTGATTCAAAATGTTCCCACTGACAAGCTTTAGGCCATTTTTCAGTACCAAGAGTTAGATATTCATCCCACTTAAAACAATTTTCTTTTTCATCATATTTAACATTAGAAATAACATGCTTGCACATTTCAGGATCGTTAGAATCACGTGAATTAAGAAGCAAAATATTAAGCAATGCTTTTTTAGGAGAATCAACAAATTTACGACTTACTTCACGATAATGATATCCGTTTTTATCAGTTTCCCAAAACTCTTCATCTTTGGTAAATTCAATTTTACCATTTACTTTCTTAGCACACAGGTACTGAATGTCATCAATAGCGAAATAAAACTTCTTCTTTTCTTCAATCATTTTCTTTTCCTTTATATTTAATTTTTTTAGATATTATATAATAACAATTATTTCTTAAATGTTAACTTAAAAAGTTGAAAACTTAAAATAAAAAACCAAACAAAAACAATTAATGTTATAAATCTTAATGAACAAATTCTTTTTTTCATATTAGTAGGACAAAGCAATAATAGCATATACCATACAGCAAATCCTAATCCTAAATATATTAAAAGACCAGTAAAAAATATCATTTAATTTTACTCCATAAAGATTTAAACACAGTGTCAGCTGATTTTTTCTCAATATTCTTTACAATTACATCATACCATGAATCAATATTATGATTATACATAGCAAAGAAAATATCTTTAAAATTACAATCTTTAATATATAATGCAAAGTTTTTCTGATTTTCTATTTTAGTATTTTCATTTTTAGAAAGTTCAATAAATTCTTTAAATTTAGAATCTAAAGTAATTCTATTCATATAATCAGCAAATATTTCGAACTTATTTCTAATTTTAGAAAAAATATCTTTATATTGAGGTAAAACTGCTAAAAATTCATCATCTTCATGTTTAAAAATAATATTTAAAATTTTATGATATGACATGCCTTCATCTTCTCCATCAATAGATGATCTAAGATGATGTAAAGCAACATAAGAAGAATTTTTAACTTTAGTTCTTGGAAATGACATAGAATCTGAATCAATTGTAGAATAATCTACTACTACAAAACCTTCATCAGTTGTATTTAAATTTTCTGATAAAGCTTTCATTTCTTCAAAACCTCTAAATTTTCCATTTTCATCTACTAATGAAACAATTTTAGGACATAAAATAATATCTTTTAATTTATCTGAAAAAGAATCATATATATCTTTAAATTTTAATTCTTGATATTTTTTAAGATTATCAGTATCTTCTCCAAGATATCTTGCACCAATTAAATATAATTTAGTTATAGGATAAGGAGTAACAATCTGATGATATGGTGATACTAATTCAAAGGTAAAACAAATAGAATTTGGTAGCCAATCTTTAGAAATTTCTTTATAAAATTCATCTTCATTGAGAGGAGCAATAGCCATATTAAATAAATCTTTAAAAGAATAAAGATTAGAAGTAATTCTATTTTCTCCACCAATCATAGAACGAGTAGCAATATACCATTTATTATTATATTGAAATAAAGAAATTAAAGAACCATCTACTTTTTCAGTAGAAACTGCATTATCCCAATTAAATTTATTTCTTTCTTCTAAAACTTCTTCAAAGTTAAAGAATCTATAAAAAGGATATGATACAATATTCCAAGTATCTTTTTCTAAAACAATACCTCTAGCCATTCTAACTATAGGCGCGGTTTTAGGAGAATCAATTTGAGAATATGAAAAAATAACTAAATTTTCAAATTCATTATATTTAATTCCATATTCTTCTTTTAATTCTTCTAAAGAATGTGATTGCAAGTATTCTTTTAAATAATTTATCATTTAATTTACTCCTTTAAAGAAATAAACTTGAGGCAACAATATATTACCTCAAGTTTTATTTAAAACATATATTTTTGTGATATTCAAAATAAGGAGAAAGAAAACACAAACATGACGAAAATTAAATATATGTTTTAATCATTTACAACTCTAGGTTTAACAGTATACGTACCATCTTCATTTACTTCAGGTTTAAGACGATGATACAAGCGATAAGGATCAAGCAATGGCGCACCAACATAAGATTTACCAGTAACATACAATCCCTGTTCATCTTCAGCAATTACAAGCTTTTCTTTAAAAGCATTTTCAAAAACATCACACATACGAAGATCAAGTTCAGCCTTAACCCATTCAGGTTTAGTACCATAGAAATTAACGACTTTAGCTTTAGCTTCATTTGCAGTAGTCTGTTTCTTTTTTCCCATAATTAATTCCTTTCATTTAAGATTTAAAAATTTCATATATTATATAATAACTCTTTTTGTTAAAAAGTTAACAGCTAATTTTCAATTTTTTAACAATATTTTCCATAGTAATAACTTGTTCTGTTTTAAGCATTTCAAAATATTCCATAATATGATTATAAATATAAAGTTTAACTTTATCTTTATATGTCATTTGATAATTTGATTCAAATGCTCTAGTCAGATCAAATCCTTGAGTATACTTATAATCAAATTCATATTTAAAATCATCAAACACAATAAAAGATTTTTTACTTTTTGGATTATAAATTATATCAATATATTCATTATATAATTCATCATTAACAGGAATTGTTATATTCCCTTCAAAACAATATCCACTTTGAAGTTTTCTTAAATCTGAATGATAATTTGCATATTTATCATTAATTAAAATATCATCAATAAGAAATGGTGTATATTGGAGTTTTACATCAGTAGATGAATATTCATTACCATTTGTCCATGTAAGAATTTCTCCTTTATAATATGGCAATTTATTAGTAGAACCAGAAATATCAAAATACTTAAGCGTTCCTCTTGTGTTTTGTACAATAAGCAAAATAGTATCATGATATGGTTGAATATCAATATCTATTCCATTAAATCCAATATTATATTTAAATGTAAAAAATACTTTTACATCAATAATTTTTCCAATTTTCTTAAAAGAATCTGGTGTTTTATTTGATGTATCATTTTGTATATGATCTTTAAAAAAATGTAATTTCTTTTGTATAGTATTAAATTTATATTTTGGAGGTACAATTACATAATCTTCAAAATCAAAATTATCAGTTTTTGCTTCATATAAATAATTTCCAATAATACTCATATTATACTCCTTATATTTTTATTATATTGAATAATAACGCTAAAGCTAAAAAAGTTAACTTAATAAAGTTAACTTTTTAAATATTTAGCTTATAACTCCAATATAAGGCAGATTTCTATATTGTTCATTAAAATCTAATCCATAGCCAACTACAAATTCATTTTCGATATCAAATGCTTTATAATCAGGTTGACTAATTTTATTTGGAATATTTTTATTAAGTAAAACACATGTTTTAATACTTAATGGTTGTTGTTCTTGCATATATTCTTTAATAAATTTTAAAGTAAATCCTGTATCAAGAATATCATCAATTAATAAAACATGTTTATTTTTAATTTGATTCTTTAAATTAGTTCTAATAGCTAATTTACCTGTTGATGTTTCATTAATATAACTTGAAGCACCGAATATATCATAAATTAATGGTAATTTAATTTCTCTAATAATATCTGCACTAAAAATTAAAGATCCATTCATTATAGCAATAATTACTAAATCTTTATTTTTATATTCTTCAGTAAGAATTTTTCCTAATTCAATTACTCTATTTTTAATAGCTACTTCAGATATAATTTCTTTTATATTATTCATAATGATAACATTTCTTTTGCTATTTTAGAAACTAAAGCTTTATCTGCTGGTAAATCTTTAAAAGCTTTCATAATAATTCCAATATTAGTTGAAGAATTTGTAGAAATAATTTCTGAAATTTTGTCAGTAATTTCTTTTTCTGACATTTGTTTTGGCAAAAATTCTTCTAATTCTTTAATAAGAGAACTAATAACAAACATTTCAGAACGTTCTTTTTCTTCTAAATCAGTTCGTCCAGCGTTGTTATAAATATCTGCTGCTTTACTTCTATCATTTAACATTTTTGTTAAAAGTTTAAATTGTAAAGGTGCTGTAATTTCTTCTTTAATATCTACATATTTAGTTTTTAATTCAGCTAAAACTTGTTTGGCTGATTTATTCATTAAATCTGTATCAGAAAAAATTTGTTTTTTCATTACTTTAATTAAATAATTATTAACATCTAGCATTTATTAAATTTCTCCGTTTAATCTAATATAATATTGTTCTGTACCAATAGAAAACCTAACATTATGTCCTTGTTTTAATTCTTCTCTTAAAAAATTTGGAAATTTATATTTTTTATTTTCTTTAAAATAATTAATAATTTCAGTTACCGTGGTACAAGTTAAAATATCTTCATTAGTATTTAAAAATCTTACTATATATTCCATGGTATTCTCTTTTTATAAAATGGTTATTTATAATATAACCTAATTTTAACAAAAATATATGAAAAATAATAAAAGGTATTTAAATATATAAAGTTTTAATTTTAATAATGTATTTTCAGAATTAATAAAAAAAGCTAATTGAAAGTATTTTATAAAATTTTTTTGTGATTTTGGAAGCTGAATATAAAATTTTAATCTTTTATAAACTTTATCATGTATGTATCTATCTTCACAAAAGCTAATTAATTCTTGACAATTTGGATTAGATTTATGTAATATCCTTTTTAATTTTAATACTTCTTTATAAAATTCAATATTAAATAAAGAAGTATTAAAAATTTCTAATATTATAGATTGTGTATATCTATGAAATAAAAAAATATTATAATCACTCATTAATCTTGAAAAAGTGAATATGTTTTATCTTGAATATTAATAGTATATTGATAACCATGATAAATTTTCATTAAATCATTTATTGTAAATTTATCTACTATTTCTTTTGAATAATCAATTTGATTTGTTTTTTCTACTATTTCTATAAACATTTGTTTTTTTAATGTCCATATATATTGATTAATTTTTGTTGTTTGTTTAATTTTAAAATTTTCTTCAGAAGATAAATTTTTATCTAAAGTTAATGTAGGTCTTTTACCATATAGCTCTGTGTATTTTTTAATAATTTCAGATTTCTTCATGAGTATCTTATTTAACCTCTAATAAATGATTTGTATAGTTATTTACTTTTTTAATGTAACTTAAAGTTATAAAAAATAAATAACTATATTAAAAAATATTTTTAATTTTTATGGCATTTTTAAATTTATATAATTCAATTTTAAAAAATTCAAAATAGTATGTATTTCAAAAATTACCTTATTTTATAGGTTAGCAAGCATATGAATTTGCTAAATTAAATACTACTTTTAGATAGAGATATTCTGGTTCTAATGGTAATTTACAAGCATTATTACAATTACAAAATATTTTATTAGAAAATAAAGTAAAATTTAAAATTGATTCATTTATTCAATCTACTCCATTTGGAAAAACTAAATTTAATAATTTAGTAGTAGATTTTCCTAGTAAAACTAATAAAAATTATATTATTATTGGAGCACATCATGATACAAAATTTTTACCTAAATTTAAAAATTTTAGTGGTGCAAATGATGGTGCATCAGGTGTTGGTTTATTATTAAGTTTAATATTATATTTTAATAAATTAAAATTAAATTTACCAATTGGTTTAAAATTTATATTTTTTGATGGAGAATAGTGTTTTTATTAGTATAATAAAAATGATGGCTTAATTGGAAGTAAATATGCTGCAAAATTATATCATCATAATTGCAAATATATGTTATTATTAGATATGATTGGTGCAAAAAATTTACAAATTCAATTTCCTAAAAATTGTAATAATACTTTAATAGATTTAGCTTTAAATGTAGCTAATGAAAATAATTATTTAAATTATTTTAATTTAGATTTAACATAGAATAATATTATAGATGATACTACACCATTTGAAAAATATAATATACCAACTTTAAATTTTATTCAATTTAATTATTAGTATTGGCATACTGATGAAGATACATTTGATAAAATATCTTTAAATAGTTTAGAAATAGTTGGAAATATAATTATTCAAGTTTTAAGAATGTTATTTCAATAGAATATTTAATTCTTAATATTTTTAAATAAATAGATATATAATTTTTGTAAGTATTGGTAAAAAATAAATATATGTCTTCTGAATCATCTTTATTAAAATCAACTTTATCTGGTATTATTAGTTTACAAGATAAATTATGTGATACTTTATCAGGAAAATATTATAATAAAGAATCAATAAATGAATTGATTACTCCTATAAATGGATTAACATCTAGTATTTTATCTGGTTATAATGAAAGATTATCTAATCTAGAAGAAGCACTTTCAAGTAATTTTTCACCAAATCCTCCTGATTAGTCAGAATCAGATAATCCTAGTTCTAATAATCCAAGTAATCCAAGCAATCCTTCAACTTCTGTTAATTGTGGGTTAAGCCAAGAAGATGCTGACAAATATTATAATAGATTATTAAATATAGATTAGATGTTAAGTAATGGTCCAACAAGTACAGAATATTAGAATTATGTTACATAGCGTGATAAAGAAGAATATATAGAAGATTTAACTAATTTAAATACAATGTTACAATAATATATAAAAATAAAGCTCTGAATATTCAGAGCTTTAATATTTTTAAAATGGAATTTCTATTTTATCGCCTCGAAAAAGAAATTCATAATGATTTTTATTTTCAATTAATGCATATAAATTATATTTGTCATAATCTTTAAAATGTTCAAAATTGCTTTTTGTTGTAGCTAAATTTTTTGTTATATAGTTTGGAATTTTTTTCCATTGTTTTCTATAAAAAACACCTTTATATATTTTTTTCATTTTTAAAAAATTTTCTTTTGACATATCTTTTTGCAAAAGAGTTAAAGGATATTCTTTTTTAAACAATCGATATTTTTTATTTTTTTGATTATTCTGATTTAATTCAAACATCCAAACATTATAAGATAATAAAGGACTATGTAAAAGAATACATGGTTCTTTATTAAAAAGAACATATTCTAATATAGCAAATTCTGAAGTATAATCAGATGTAACTAAAACAATATCACCTGTATATAAATTATTATCTTCAAAATCTTTTATTAAAAAATTATCTAATTGTATTGTTTCTAATATTTTTTTAATTTTCATTTTTTAGAAATGACTACAACAGAAATTAAATTTCCCATTAATTTAGGTTTATTTTGACAAATAGCATCATTGTTAAGTTCATTAAGAATTTTATTCATAAAATCATAACCCATTTGAGAATTATTTGTTGCAATACGTCTATCCATTTTTACAACAAGTTTTACATTATCTTTATCTAAAAGAAATTCTCTTACTTTTTTAATTTTAGTATTAAAATCAGCATTACCAATATTTAATCCAAAATCAATTTCTTTAAGTTTTGGGGTATTTTGATTCTTTTTATTTTCTTTTTCTTTTTTCTTTTGCTCATATAGCATTTTGCTATAATCTGCAATTTTTGTAACAGGTATATCTCCAGATGATATTAAAATTAAATCATATCCTCTTTCATTGGCTAAATTCATGGCTTTATTAAAATCCATAATACCAATCATAGTTCCTGATTCTGAAATAACTCGCACACTCTTCTTATTATAAGAAGAATCATCTCTAGTAAGTTTAGTAATAATAATAAAAATTCCTTATATTAAACAATTTAGAATGATAAAAGTTAACTACAAAATATATATAATATTTGTAATTAACTTTTAATCATATTATCTTAAATTTTTATTTAAGTCAGATAGCTCGTACAATTACGTCAGTCTGCTTATCAAAGTCATTATAAATAACAACGCTATCAGCAGAACCAAAATACTTGCTTACAGTAACCTGACAAGAACCATTAAAATGAGGAATAACAGAAGAAACATGATTTTCCTGCATTTTCTTAGTAAGCTTACGCTGAGTAAGACGAACAGTATTATCAGATTCACGAATAACAGCTACAGGCTTATCAAGAGCAAAACCTCTGGTAAATTCATTACCGATAACTGCACGACCACGACTCATAATTTTCTTTACACTTGCATTGTTTTTCATTTTTAGTTTTCTTTCTTTGTTAAAGATTAATAAATTAAATATTGTTTCGATATTATATAATAACTATTTTTTTGAAAAAGTAAACTTAATTATTTAATTTTTTTTCAATTATTTGCATTATATATGGTTCTGCATTAACAATATATTCATGACTTAATATATAATCTAATTTTCTTTCTATTTTTTCTATTGTTTCATGCAATCTGTGTACTTCAGAATGTAAAAAATTATTTTCAGATTTTAAAAATTCTATATCTGAAATATTATTTAACATCATATTAAATAAATTAAAATAAAAAACATCATTTTGTAAATATTCTAATAATATTTTTGTTACATTTGATATTTCATCTTTTAAACCAGAATTTAAAAAATTTTGATATTTTAATACTAATTCTGTTTTATATGCTTCAACAAATTCTTTAATTTCTTGCTCATCTTCTAAAGCAATAAGAATATAATATACATCAAATTCATTTTTAATTTTATCTTGATATTTTACGGTAATTTTAGTAAGATTAATATTCATATATTATCCTTTCATATATTATTATAATAACTAAAAATATAAAAAAATAAAAAGCATAATAATAATTTACTATGCTTTTTATTTAATAAGATAAAAGAAAATTTTAATTAAAGATTTTTATTTAACTATGAATGAACAAATAACATGGCTTTTTCAAAATTTTTAAAATGTGTTGTTTGCTATTTTATTATAACGTCTACACCATGTTTATCTAAAACTCTGATCTAGCCTTTAACACCATTTGGATATTCAAATGGATATATACTATATTTAGGCTTCCAAATAATTTCTTTCATTTTTTATGTTATCTATCATTCTTTATGTTATTTATTTAAAAATTTATTAAAAAAGCATTAATTTGTTGAAAAAACAGCAGTTTCTTCAATTTTTTCTTGATTTTGTTTTTCTAATTCGATTTCTTCCATAATAGATTTCATTTGACAAAGTTCCATTACAGCTTTACGTTGTCTAGCAGAAAGATATGAACGTTTTTCTTCAATTCGTCCTTTTTCAATATATAAATCTACATTTTGTAAATCAAATTTATAAATGATTCTATCTAAAATTTCTGGTGTTAATGGATTTTGTTTTAACCAATTTTTCATTTCTTCTTTTGATGCCATATTATTATCCTTTATTTTTCTTGACTTTATCTACAAATAAGATTTTTATATACTTTCTATGTTCTTTAAAGATATCCCTAAATAACGAAAATATTTCATTAATATTTTCTTTAGTATAATCACATCCAATCATCCACGGTACTCCTATTACAACCTGATAAGCTTCTGGCGACTCAAGCTGATGTAAATATAAAAAATCTGCCAAAGATACTAAAGCATTTTTTAAATATTTTAATCTATTTAAAGAAGAATCAATCAATTCATCTTTATGTTCATTTGTACCTGGATAATATTGAGTATATAAATTAAAAATAACTAATTCATTTCCAGTATTAATATTTTTTTCTAAAGATAAAGAAAAATGACCTAATTTTTCTTTATCTCCGTATTTAGTTTTTTTATCTGCAATGCTAGCATTAGGATAAAATTCTTTTACTAAATATGCAATACCAGAACTCATATTATGAAAACAATTAGTATGATGAAGTAACATATTAATATCAGGTCTTTTAAAAATATCACCTTCTTGATACATTACCCAAGAATTTTCTTTATTTAATTCATTAATTAAATATTCATAATTTTCTTTTGATAAATCTGTTATTGCCATTAATTATATCCTTTATTATTTTTCAATGATATGTGTTTTATTATTTTTATCAACTACTAATTGATAAGGACCTTTATCTTTACATTGTTCTAATGCGCCTTTTTTATATGCATATTGATAAAAATTATATAAACTTAATACAACAAATAACGTAATTAATACTACAATAAGAATATTTTTAGTATTTTCTCTTTTATTATCTTTATTACACAACATTTCATAATGATTCATATGTTGTTCATAATCTTTTTCTCTAGCAACTCTTTCTTCTACAATATCATCAATATCTACTCTAGAAATTTCTGGAGATTCATCTTTTTCAATTTCTTTTTCTTCACTATCTTTTAAAGCAGCATTAAAGCCAATTGGTGATTTTTTAGCCATATTTAAATCCTTTATTTTTTTAGTTCAGCAATCATTGCAGTAAACTGTATTTCTTTATCAAATACTACTGACATTTTATATATATAATCAGCAATAATTAACATTTTTTTAACATCATTTTGATAATAATTAAATATTTCTCCAGCTAAATTAATATAATCAGCTGAAAATTTTTCTTCATTATTTAACAAATATTCTCTAATAGTTCTTACATTATCTGTATTAACTATAAAATTGACTACTTCATTTTCTACAGTCGTTGAAAAATTATCAATTAATTTTAATTCTCCTGATTGACAACATAATTGTAATCTTTCAATAATTGATCTAATATCTGGATATTGTTTTTTAACTACATTAAGCATAAAATCACTTAAATCTTTTTTAGTATACTTAATATTTTCTTTAGCTAAAATATCCATAATATATATTCCAACATCTTTACATGAAAATTCAATTTTAATTGGAGTACATCTACTTTGAATTGCTGGAATTATTTTATCAATATAATTACAAGTTAAAATAAATCTAGTATTATCTAATGCATCAACAATAATATTACGTAATGCCATTTGTGCTTGTTGACTTAATTGATCAGCTTCATCTAATACTATAATTTTCTTTTTATCAGGTTCACATGCTAATTGACAATAATTTAAAACAGTAGTTTTAACCATATCTATTGAACCATCAGCTGAACAAGATTGAAAATGTACATCATATTTTAAATTTTTAGGTAATATTTTTGCTAATGTAGTTTTTCCACTACCAGCTACACCATATAATGTCATATTAGAAATATTATTACTAGTTATACATTCATTAAACATGTTTTTTAATGATTCTGTCATAACCATTTCATTTATAGAAGAAGGTTGATATTTTGTTACCCATGCTTCATTATTCATTTTTATCATCTTCTCCTGTTTCTTCAGTAGTTTTCTTTAAAATATCAATTATTAATTTCATTGTTAATGTTTCTAATAAAAATTCCTTCTTTCTTTGTCCTTGAAATTTAAAACAAAATTCTTTAGTATTTTCATCTTTAAAACATGTAATAATAATATTCATCTTATAATTACATTTAGTTTTATTAATTACTAATGACCATTTTCTTAAATCATTTTTTTCATAAGGAATTTTTAAATCAATTACATCAAATCCTTGCTCAACTATTCTTTTTTTAAAGTAACTTTTAGTGTATAATTTATTCTTAGACATTCATTACCTCTTTACAAATAATTTTTTAATATTTTTAAAAATTATTTCTTTATAATAATATATTAAACTCAATTTATGTGTTTTATAAATAAAATTCTTTAAATCTTCTAATTCAATATAATATTTGTTTATAAAATTACAAAACCTAAATTCAAAATTTAAATATTTAAATTTATAAAAATTACATTCTTTTCTGCAACCATATTTACATTCAATATCTTTATTAAGATATATATGCGATTTTTTTGATATTTTAATTAAATCTACAAATATTTCTTTATGTCTATTAGACCTATATTTAATTATAGCATTAGAATAATTTAATATAAAAGTATCAATAATAGAATTATCTATATAATATCCTTTACAATTATAACATTTATACAAAGGCGTATTATATATTATATGTGGTTCTGTATTATTTTCACATATACAACATTTCATTATTTTCCACCTTTAAGACAACTATTTAATAATGTTGATTTAATATAATATTCATCTTGATTAATTTCTGAATTAATTACAAAAATATTAAATGAAGGAATATATGCTCCATGTAATTTTTCTTTTACTTTTAATATATTAAAAATTCTAAAAGAAGATTCATGAAAAACTAATTCTTTATTTAATTTTCCTGTATATGTTTCAGCAATAGGCAATGAAATACTATTAGCATAATCTGTTTGTCTGGTATTTAAATCAATAATAATTTTATTTGTTTCAGGATCTATTAATAAAAATACTGATACATCTGTTTCTACATTAACAATTGCACTAGTTCTATTTTGTAATAAATCTAAATTAATAGGATTAATATCAAATTCACATGATGGAATTAATTCGCTTTTAATTTTAGCTGTTACAAAATTTTCAATAACTTTATTATCAACAGCAATTAATTTAAATTTAGCTACTCCAGTATATTTTAATGATTTTGCATAATATTCAATTCGTAATTCTGTATATTCTTTACCATCTTTATCTATTTTCTTATCTTGAAAAGATTGTGGAGGCAATTCTTCTAATTCTAAAATACATGAATTAATATTTTCTACTTGCATTACAATTGTTAATGCTGATTTTAATGATATTAAATCTTTAGTACAAAACTTTAAAAAATCATTTTTATACTTAAAATCAAGAACCATTGTGTTAGTATCTAATACTAATTTACTTGCCATAAAATCTTGTGTATTTTTACAATATAAAGATGTTTTATCTTTATAAATTGTTAATTCACCTTGTTGTACAAATTTTGTAGCAACAGATAAAAAATCCACAAATAACTTAATATTTTTTATTTCTACTTTAACCATATAATTCTTCTTTTCTCTTATTTTTAATATTAAATTAAATCAATTTATATATATAAAAAAAGTAGAGAAATTAATTTCTCTACTTTATAATATATTTTAATTTTTACAATTAAAGTTTTTCAAGCAAAGCATCTACATCAATGTCATCATCATCAGCAGCAGATACAGTAACAGGAGTAGATTCAATTTCTACTTTCTTAACTGGTGCTTCTTCATTCATAATACTAACATTATTTTTAAATGGATTCATTGCAATTTCTGGTGCTGCTTCTACTGATTCTTCTTCAGCAATTTCTTCAACAGCTTCAGTTACATCAATATATTTAAGTTTAAACTTAGTAAGATCAGCAGTAGTAGAAACATTAAAGAAATCTTCATCAAAACGAATCTTAGCATTTAAATTATCCATAACATCTGTGGTAATATATTCATCACCAAAAGTACCAACAGAAGTAGGTTTACGACTAAAATCCATAGTATACTGAGGCATATCAATTTGACGTCCTTCAATAACCATTCTTTTAGAAGTTACTTGAATATTAAAATTATAACCTTCAAGTGCAATTGTTCCATCATTGCGACTATATAAAAATGCATCAAGTCCAATAATTTCATCTGCACTAATAGGCTGTGGTTGTTCAGCATTTTCACCAACAACCTTTGGCATTTTTCCAAAAATCTTACGATCAAAAAATTCTTTAAACTGTTTACCATACTGTAAAATCATAACTTTACCGATAACATCTTCTGGTCCATTGACAACATATACTGGAACATAACCACGAAGAGTACGTCTAAATTTCTTATAAAGTTCTTTAGCTGATGAAGAACCTTCTTTAGACTGCTTATAAAGTTCTGAACATTTTTCACAAATAGGACATGAATCAAAACCATCACGAGTATCACCTTTAATATACTGAGAAGTAGGACAGTAAACAACTTGATCTTTTGAACCAACAGCTTTATCATCCCAATAATGATGAATATATTGATTAATCATTGGATATTCACGAGTGCATGTTCCAAATGGTTTAAGCCAAATCAAACGTAATGAATAACTACAATTAACTTTAGGTTTAAGAATTAAATTATTAAAAGTACTTGTACCACCTGATGGTGCAGCTTGTTCTTGTGCTTGAATCTTATTAAATAAACTTTCTGCATTAAAACTCATTTTTTGTTTTTCCTTATGTTTTTATTCTGGGTTTTTCTGGGTTTAATATATTAAAATAAAAAATCTATGTAGACTTTTTATTTCCTACATAGATTAATATAAACTAATTTTTATTTTTTTAAAAAATAATATTATTATAAAGAATTCATTATTTGATGGAAATTTTCTCCTTGACATGTCCAATCTTTATTTAAAAGATTTTCCATAAAATAATAAGCAGGCATATCTCTGCCTTTAAATTCAGCAAAACCAAATTTTACTGGACCGTCTTTATTAACCATATTTCCTTTACTATCAAATACTGATTTTTGAATTTCTATAGCTTTGCTTTTTTCAATGCCGTCTATATTTTGTTTTAAATAATTAGCAAACCATATATCAAAATTACCTAACTAAACCTATTTCTATCTAATTTGTTTAGTTATTTTTTGTTTTTTAGCATTTTGTGAACTAGCACAATTAGATAATTCTGATTTTAAATTTTCTATATCAATTGCTAATGTATAATAATCAGTTAAATTAATATTAACTCTATATTCAAAATAATAACCTTGCTATGCTTTTACCCAAGACTAAAATTTTAATACCATTATATGTTTATCAAATGTTGTATTTCTTAACCATTCTTTAGTAATAGGTTTTCTATCCCATTTAAATGCACTTTGTTGTTCGCCAGCTGACCAACACATATTTGTATTTAAATCATCTGATAATAATGGATCACCTGTTCTTTTAATTTTCTTTAAATCAAATGGTAATTTAACAATTGCAGTAATACCTGTTTTCTTAATAGAAGAACCTAAATGTTTTTTCTGTGGATCTTCAGCTAAATTATATAACCATTTTTCTAATGTTACACCTGATATGCATTCAATAAATGGTTTAGATGTATCATATAATCCAATTCTTTTACGAACAAAATCAGGATCTTCAGATCTATCTTTCATATCACCTTTACCGCGAAGTCTATTAAATGCTTTTACAACATTTCCTCCTACAAAAGTAGATATATCTCCACTTGCAAAATGTTTCATTAAGCCAATAGCACCCTACTTATCAGAATCTTTAACTGTAATTTTAAATGTTCCAATTTTTATTTTATCATATATTGGATCAGTTAAATGCATGTCTTCCTAATCGTGTGGATTTAATGTTAACTATTGTGAATTTTCCTATTGCTATTTAATCAATTTATCTAATGCAATTTGATCTTCATAACTTGCAACTTTAGAAGATAATTCTTTTTTATATTTCTAAAAATCAAACCATATATATATATTTCCATCATATCCAGCATGATTAAATTGTTGAATCTATATATTTTTATCATTTTGAAATGATTGATTTGGTTTTGGAATTACTTGTGAAATTACATGTATTTCCATAGGTAAGCTAAAATTATTTGATTGTAAATCAGACTAAATAAAAGCTCTCCAAGATGTTAAATAATCATTATCAGCATTTTCTTTTAATCTAAATAATAATTCAGTAATTAAATATTTCTAATATGACTAATCGACTTTATATTTAACTAATAATCCAGGTCTAGCTGTACCTACATAAACATCTTGTACATCTATTGGTTTCTAATTAAATTTAAATTTTAAATTTGCTCCCTAAAAAGCATATTTCATTTTTTTAAAAGCAGAAGTATTCCATAATTCCATAAAATCTTCTTCTAAATATACTTTTTTTCTAGCAAATGGTCTTAAATTATGAAGAAAACCATGTCTTTTCTATGTAATAAAATTATTCTAAATCTATTCACATAATATATTAAATTCTTCTAATGAATGTTTCATTATTAAAAAACCATTATAATTTGTATATATTTATTTAATTTCATTCATTCATAAATTTATTATCTAATTTATTACATATTTCTCGAATTTTTGGAAATTTAATAATAATTTCTCTTTTATTCATTATTATATTATCCATAAATTCTTGTTTATCCATGTGAAATAATTCTTGAAAAGAATCATTATTATAATTATAAAACCATGAATATATTTTGGTAGGATTTATTGCAGCATAAAAATAAATTGATATAGTGCCAGCATAAATATGTTTTAAACTTAAAGGTACAGTATGTATATCTTCCATAAAATATTGATTAATATCTATTTCATTTTCAGATAATATTAAATTTAAAAATTTTAAAGATCTTATTATTTCTTCATATATATCTTGTGATTTTTGCTCTTCAGTCATTTTATAATTTATATAATTCCTATATAATTTATTTCCTGCTAAAGAACCTAAAATCTTTAAATCAAATCTATTTTTTAATAAGCTAGCACAAGCATAAATATATAATTTCCAATCAACTGAATCTCTATTTCTAGCAATTACATTTTGAAATTTTAATAAGTATTCTTTTTTAATTTTATCTTTTAAAATTGAATCAAAATTTTTAATAGGTCTAGGATATACTTTATTCATAGCATAAAATGTTTGTCTATGATATTCATTATATATCTCTTCAATTGTTGGAACTTTATAATTAATCATTTTAAATTTTAAATTCTTTATTTTTTAAATATGTTTCTTTTATAAATTTTATTAAGTATGTTGTATATACATGAGGAATAATATAAACACTTATAGTAAAAAATTCATCTATTTCAAAATGTATTTCATTTAAAAATTCTAAAAAATGCTTTTCATTCTTTATTAAATTTCTAAGAGTCTTAACTAATATAGGATCATAAAAATCTGTAAACTAATAACTTGGATGTTTTTTCTAAATATAATTAATTAAAAACTAAGCTAATAATTGAACATCATGTCCAATCTACATTCGTTTACTAGAATTTAAACCTACTGTATATGTAGTAGAAATACGAGATTTTGATGCTAATTTAGCATTCTAAGAATTAATAGACATTATCTAACCTTAATTAAAAAACATTATTTATAATATAATTCAAATATTTAAATCATAAACTATCTAAAACGTTTTCTAATTCATTTTTATCATGTTGTATTTTTTCTTCTTTAGTAGTATTTAAATCTTCTTCTGAATCATCTAACCAATCTGAAATTTTTAATGTTTCATAATTTACTTCTAAATTAATTATATTTCCAACAAAACCACCTAAACGATTTTTTAAAACTTTTAAATTAATTTTTCCAGCTTCTCTTTCGCCTTCTAATTGAAATACACCAATCATAGCATCAGCTGTAGCAGGAATACCTGCACTTTCTGCTGAATTATCTATATCAATTTCTTTATTAGCAAATCCACTATTTCCTCTATTAGCTTGAATAGCACTTAATACAGGTGTATGATATTCACCAGATAAAGCTCTTAATTCTTCAGCAATAAATTTACCTTTTTCATATAATCCAGATTGTTTTGAACCATTATTAGCTTTCATAATATTTAAATAATCTACTATTATTAAATCAGGCTCAAATCCTCGAATTTCTTTAAGTTTCTTTATATATTGTTTAATCATTAAAGCACTACATGTACCTGTTGGAAATTCTTTAATTTGTAATTGTGCAGAAGGTATTCCTAATTTTAATGCTTTAATTCTTTTTAATAAATTTTCAGGAGCATCTTTTAATTTATTAATATTAATATCAGAAAATATACTATCCATACGCATTGAATACATATGTTCAGACATTTCTAATGTTATAATCAATACCTTTTTATTCATTAAAATCCAATTTGCAGCAATATTTGCCATAAACATAGATTTTCCTAAACCTGGTTGAGCCATAAATAAAAATAAACATGTATCGTCAACAGGCAAACCGCCATATAATACTTTATCTAATCCTTTAATACCTGTAGATAATTTCATATCAGGTTTAGCTAATTTATCTACATGCTTATTAATATTTTCAAAATATTCAATGCCTAAATCAGAATTTAAATCATATTTTGCAATTTCTTCAAACTTTTGAAAACATGTTCCTAAATCTCCATGCTTTTCAATTGTTTCAATATTATTTAAAACAGTAAAATATATTGCTCGTTCTTTTGTAAAACGAACTATCATATCTTGTAAATATGTTTTATTATAATCTTCTTCATTTATTTCATATATATCATTAATTGTTTTATCTAATTCACATTTAATAGATTCATATCTTGAAGAAGATACTATTTTATTAATAATATTTCTACTTGGAAATGATTGATATTTTGCATAATAAGCTTTTAATACTTTAAATAATTCTGAATTTTCATTTTTCTTAAACCATTCTTCTTCAAAATTAGTAAAAATAAAATATGAACTATCTGTTGTCTCAGGCTTAATTAATTGTTTTAAAATTAATTTTTCTGCAAAATCATCAGGCAATTGCAATAATTGTTCTGGTTTTAACTCTTTTTTATTTAACATTCAAATTCTTCTTTAATCTTATTTTAATTTTAAAATAATTATGTAATATATTTTTTAAAATCATTTTTCATAATTCTCAACTATCCACTTAACTAATATAGTTATTAATTCTCCAATAGTTACAGGAAGCCAAATTATCATTAATATTACCATAATTAATTTTTTAGAATTATCTGATAATGAATTATATACTTTACTATAATAATTATCTTTATATATTTCTCTAATACAACTGCTATGTATTACATAGCCAATACATAAATAAAGAGATATAATTAAATATATCGTTAAAATTTCATGCATTATTATATCTACCTTTTATCATCTTTAAAACTTTATCTTTATCTAAATAAAAACCATACTCATCTATAATAGAATTTTGTATTTTCATTAATTTTCCAACATTTTTACAAGGTTTATCTATTTTAAAATATTTCATCAATTCATTGCCATCAAAATATCTAAATGGCTTTTCAGATAATTTCTTCATTTCCTCATTTATTTCTCTAGCCCTTTGCTTAATAGCATCATGTGTTGGCATCGTAACTTCTTCATGAGTTATTTTATCTATATAATGCGTCCCTTTACAATCAGCATCTACTAATAAAAATAAATCTTCCATAAATGTATTACATTCTCTTAAAAATCTTCTAACAGCTTTATCAGATACTTTAGCTAAACAATGAATATCCATATGATGAGATATTAAATTACATATAAAATTAATACTATTTTTATCAAATTTTAATTTTTCTAATCTAGCTTTAGATATTTTAATTCCAACTTTTTCATGACCTATAAATGAATATTTTCCATCTCTATTTTTAAATGTTAATTCATTCTTTCCAACATCATGAAATAATGCAGCTATTTGCATTTCAAAAGTTGCATTTTCATCCAATGAATCTAATACAGCTAATGTATGATCAAATACTGTTCCAGCATGTGTAAATTCTATTTCACATTTACATTCACTAGTATTTTGAAATTTACAATTTTTACAATTTAAACTATCAATTCTCATAACAATAATTTGTATCTACTAATTCTATATTAAACTCTTTTGCTAAATTATGTAATTTATTTCTTAAATACATATATCCCATCTTAGAATATGGTGACAAATATATTTTATTATAATTATTTTCCTTTAAATATAAAAAATAATTATTTAACAATATTTTAGAATATCCTCTATTTTGATATTGCTTATTAATAGAAATATACATAATTGTTCTTGAATCTTCAATAATATAATTTTCATACTTATATCCAAGTATAAGTTTTTCTTTAAGTATTCCTACAATTATATCTTTATCTTTTAATACTACATATTTTACATTATCAGAATCTTCATATTCTAAATATCTAAAATTTACCCTATCTATGCTATTGTAAATTTTTAAAAAATCTTTTGACAAATAAATCATCTATGTAGCGGTGTCCAATATCTTTGCTCAACTTTTCTTTGATAAGTATCAGTAGTTATTTGTTCTTTCCATAATAACATAGGTGGAGCAACATAATGATCATGATATGGATTTCTACAACATGGAGTTTCAGTAGGTACAGGAACATATGTCTTACATCCTGATAAACAACATACAATTCCTAAAACAATTATTATTTTATACATTTTTACAACCTTTAATTTTATTATTAAAATAATTTAAAAGTTATAAAATTATTCATCACTTAAAAAAGTCTCATAAAATAATTGATCATTATCTACAATCTAATGCAATCTGCCATATTTACCAGTCTTAGTTATTTTATATAAAGAACCATCTAATACTGGAGGATATTTATTATTAATATAATCTATATATGCAGTTAAAATTTCTTTACGCCATTTAGTATCTTCATTAGGAATTAAATCATAAGTTTGCTACTATGGTTTCTAATTTAAATAATCACTTATTGGCATCCAATTATCATTATAATAATTCATTAAAAATGTATTATAATTTACACAAGCTGTTTTAAAATTAGCAAATGCTGTAGAATTATTTAATTTCTTTTTAGCTCTTCGATAATAAACACTTGATAAATTAGTTAATAATATATCATTTATTTTTCTATTTGTATTATTCATTAATGAATGCATTCTACCTGATAATGTATTATCTGTTGGAGCATTTGTTAATAATGGATTATATACACCAGCTGAAATCATTTCATCATAAGTTAATTGAATATTAGTAGGCTATGCAGGTGTATAAACTTGTCCTGTAGTAGATATCATATAAGTATGTTTTGGTAAAGATACTATATATGATGTTAAAACATTTTGATTATAAAAATTTCCAGAATATTTACCTGTGCCATATCTTTTATATATATCTGCATTAATACCTGTAGAAACAGGATATACATTACTTGTTAATGTTTCATAAAACATTGGATCATATTCATTATTTTCATCATATATATAATTAATAAAAAATGCTGAAATATCAGTAGTATTAATATATGTTGTAACTGTATTATATAAATTAGTATCTCTTTTACGATAATACTAAGCCATAAATACTATATTTTTCTTATATTGTAAATCTTTTACTGATCCAGTATTATCAGATTTTCTAATATAATCATACGATTTATTATTTTCGTTATGATAAAAATATGTACTTAAAGCATAATTACTATGTGCTCTTTCTGCATTAATATAATAATCTTTAATATCATTATAATCAGATCTAATTTGATTAATATTAACTGTATAAGTTTCTCTATATGTATTATAATTATGTATAAATGTAGATATAGTATCTGGTTTAGGTATTAAATTTCCGCTTAAATCAAACTCATCTGGTGCTTTATAATGTATATATGTAGATAACTATTCATATATAGCACTTATTATTGGTTTATATTCATTTAAGCTTGATGGCAATTCAGAAACATGCATATTATTTTTATTATAAGCAAATATATTTAATACTATTTATTTATAATATTTAATCTTTTATAAAAATTTCAAATAGTATTCCTATTATAGCTATAATAGAAATTATAACAGAAACAATAAGCATAAATGGCATTATTAAAATAAATAATGCCACTAACAATAATAAAAAAGTTATAAATCCTAATACAAATATTATAAAATTCATTTTTTAAGTAATGTCTTTCTATTTTTTAAATACCATAAACCTGTTCCACCTACTAATAAAGTAGCTAAAATACCTGGCAATGGTTGACCTGTAGGAGTATTAGAACTATTTCCAACAGTATTCACTTTAAAAACATAATATTCATGCGTTCCGTTTGAACCAAAATTACCACCACCTATATAGATTGACCCATCTACTAATTTAGATTTTCCCCATATATCTTCTTCAAATGGTGATGTTGGTTTAGTAGAAAGATACGTTTTTCCGCTATTATCAGTTACATATAATCCAATTTTATCATTTTCTGCAAAAGTTGCAGTTAATCCATTATTAAATGAACCAGATTCACCTGATTCTAAATTATACCAACCATAATCAGTAATTCCTTTTCCTCTATCAATAAAATTTTCATGGTCTTTATCTTTACCTGTAGTTCCAATTTCAAATGATAAAGTAGTTTTAGAATCAAATGATAACCAACCTTGATTTCCTTTAACGTTGTATTGATATGCTGCAAATGCTGATATATTTAAAATTAAAAATAATATTGTTAAAATTCTTTTCATGTTAATATCTCACCTATTTAATATTATTTATTTACATCAAAATATAAAAAAAGCTAGTTAATTTTTAACTAGCTTATATGAATCATAATGGCGGAGGATGCAGGATTCGAACCTGCGGACAGTTTCCCGTCGGATGATTTCAAGTCATCTGCCATAAACCAACTCGACCAATCCTCCATTTGGTAGCGGAGAGTTGGAATCGAACCAACGACACCGAGCTTATGAGGCTCGTGAGCTACCACTGCTCTATCCCGCAATAAAAATCAAGACACACATATATATAGTTCTTTTTAATAGTAAAAACTTAATTTAATCTTTATAATAATTAATAAAAATTGCTGTTCGTGTCTTTCTTATTATATAATAACTATATTTATTAAAATGTAAACTTAAAAAATAAAAAATAGGAGATTTTTTATATCTCCTATTTTATTCAAAGCTTAATTAAAATAACCATTAATTGCTTCATCAAAAAATTCCATAGCTTCAAGTCGAGCAAGCGGAGATTTAACTCGTTTAAATACTTCCATTGTAGTATTCTGGAAAGACCAGAGAGTTTTCTCTTTAAAAGCTTCAAACTTAGGTTTATCATATTCTTTAACAATATTCTTAATATTGGTAGAACTAAGAATATAAGGAGTTCTAATATATTTCAGAATAACTTCTCCAACCATAGAATCAGTACAAGCAGTATTTTTCATTTTTTCAATACGGCCATTCTGTTCATTCTGATAATCTTTAAACCACTGAATAATATTTGCGCTTCTTTCAGTAAGGTAGCTGAACACATTCTGCATATGTCTAGTTTTAAAAGAACCTTCAGAAACATACCACTGAGAGCTACTAATAGCAACTCTAGTACCAGCAATACCTGTAAAAGCTCTAGTACGATCATTATTATTAAGAAATCCAACACTGAAACAGAAATCTTCAGAAGTTACCTCATTAACAGGTTTAACGTCTGCAATATACATAAGTTTATATGTATCAGGACTCATAATAGCCCTTTCTGCAGTAATTTCAATACCATGCTCCTGCAAGCGTTCTTTAAAGAACTCAATAGCAGTAAAGTGAGGAATAGGCATGTGTCGAGGTCCCTGAGGCTGATGGTCAAGGCTCTTGAGAGATTCAAAGTTCTTAACTTCAGTCCAACCAGCATTGTTCATTTTTGCGTTCATAATGTTTTCTCCTTAATTTTATTTGTTTGTTTTATTTTAACTTATATTATATAATAACAAAATATTTGAAAAAGTTAACTTATAATTTTAAAAATATTCATATTTAATACAAATAACCTTTAAAATATTTTCTCAATGAACTAGTATAATTATCTTTAATTTTTTCAAACATACCTTCGTAAAAGAAATTTTCAAGCATTTCATCATTATATTTAGATTTAATCTCTTTAAATGTAAGATAATCTGTCCCATCATGATGATGACCAACTCCTTTAAGTTGGTATCTATCAATATAAAGCTTCCAATCATCATAATGACTCATAAAACAAAGAATATCTTCAAGAGAATTAAAAAATTTAATTGCTTCTTTACGACCATTCCAACGACCAACATCTGCCAAAACAATAATTTTGTTATTTACATTAGGAGATATTGCTTTAAATTCAGCTTGTTCATCGTTAATCCAAATAGTCTGACAGTTATTAATCTCTTCATAAATATCTTCATCAGACGGATTTTCTATCCCATTATCTTCAATAAGATATTTTTTTGCATCATCATAAGAATAACCTTTAGTATCAAAAATAACACGCATAAATTCGTTTTTCATAGTAATATCTCCTTAATTATTTGTTTTAATTTATATTATATAATAACAAAATTATTAAATATGTTAATTAAAAAAGCTATTAATTTTATTAATATTTTCAAGCGTATAATATTTTTTATTACTTGTTACAGGTTTTTCTAATTCTTCATTAAAATTTTTTAATGAAATCATTTCTATTTTATATCCATATGATGTATCTGTAATTGCACATATTTCTTCAAATGTTTTTGAAAGAATTGCAAAAACTTGCCATTTTTCTATTTCTAATGGTGCTTTAGTAATATCATAAGTATATCCATTATATTTTTCAATTAACTCATCTCTAGATTTGTTAGAATAAACATAAGTTGTAAAGTTATGACCATTTTTATTTTTAAAAAACATTTTATAATAAGGATAATTTTGTATTTTATAAAATGTGTTAATTATATTAGAATTAGAAATATTTTCTTTTCTATATCCTAAATTTTGTTTAAATTGCAAAAAAGTCATAATAACATCTTCATACTTATATAAAATCGAAAAATTATTAATATTCATATATTTGCCTTTATTTTACATAATAATTACTAATTTTATCAATTAATACATCTGCAAAAATACCTGTTCTATCTATTGAACTATAATTATGTCTTTTAAAAAGAATATGCGGTACATATACATCATTATCTGTAAGAAATATATCATTTTTATATGTATCAGCAAAAAATATTTTTTTAGAATTAGTATGCAATTTTGAAAAATTTATAAAAGTTCTTATATATTGTATATCTACAATATTATTCCATCCTGACCAAGTTTGGTCTACCCAAAATGCATAATAAAAATTTTTCTCTTTAAATATTGAATTATTTAATCTTATATATTCATTATAAAAAGTATTAGATGTTCCTATAAAAATATCACTAATTTTAGGATTTTTTATAAAATCATTGTTTTTAATAAAAATATAAAAATCTATATCTTTATAATTTTCTATCCATTTAATGGATTCTTTAATATTAAGAGATGAAATATTTTTACCAGGTGCAGATTCTACTTTAGAATAAGTAATTCCTGGTTTATTATTAATTTTATCATAAAATAAAAATAATACTACACCTTGCTTTACTAAATTATTAGCATCATCTTCTTTTTTAGAAATATATTTTTGTTTAATATCTTCCCATTCTTTTAATTCAGATAATTCAAAAAAATCATTTATTTTAATACATTCAGATTTACAATTAAAAACATGTCCAGAACTAGAAATCAATTTATAATTATCTGATTTTTCTGATATTGAAAATACCATAGCTTTAGTAAGTTTTTTACCTCCTCCTGGAATAACTACAATATCTCCAATATATACATCCTTACCCATAATATCTTTAATAGGTTTAGTTGTAATTCTATCTTTTAATTTATCAAAATTCATAATTATCCTTTCCAATTTTCTTATTATATAATAACAATATAATAAAAAAGGTTAACTAAATATTTAGTTAACCTTAATAAAATTTATATATTTTTGTAATTAGTATTTAATAAAAAATCCGCCATCAAGACCAATTTCTTGTAATTTAGCAATCATTTCTTCATCGCCTGATTCATAAGCATTTTGATATGTTTCTAATTTTACATACATATTTGGTTTTCCGAATTTTGCTAATTGTAAATAAAAGCATGAACTATCTTTTGGAATTTTAGCTCCAGTTAAGAAATCAAAAGCTCTACCATAAGCAGCTAAAATTTGCCATTTTACAGGTTCACCTGTAATAGGATTCATTACTAATTCTCCATTAACTTTACCATATAATTCAGTATTACCTGAACCAATCATTTCTAATGAATAAGCTGCTTTACCCATTTGGCTGCCACTATTAACTCTAGAATTGTTATCATCTCTAAATTGATAACCTTGTTCCATAATTAATTTATATAATTTATCAAAATTTGATTTCATATAATTATCTCTTTATTTTTAATATAATATTATTTATTAAAAAACGAAAAGTACTACAACATATTTAATATATTGTAGCACTTTTCATACAACAGAAAGGTTAACTAAAATCACATTTCGATAGGAATAACTTTTCCTCGAATGTTTTTCGTATAACTCATACCACATTCAGGAACGAGATATACCATAGGAATTTCAGAAGGCACAAGATCTTGATATTGCTGAATATCTGAACAGCAGTCAGTCATCAAAATAACACAAGAAATTTTCTTTTCATCGTCGAGTCTCGTGTCTTTCCAATATTTGTTAATATATTCAAAAACTTCTTTATGAGAAGTACCTCCGCAAGTAGCTCGAGTACAAAGCATCTTAATAACATCGTCATCAAGCTCTTCAAACTCGCCTTCATACTGAATTTCAGTGTCATGCTTCAAGACAATAATCTTCTTGTAATGTTCTTTAGCATCTGCGATAATTGCACCACATTTAGCTACTTCCTCATCTGACATTGAACCAGACTCATCTCGAGCAACAATCAAAGTTCCATATTCCTGGGAATCTTCACAAATTGAAGGAAGATACATATCAAGCGAAGAATATACAGACATACGAGGCTTTGCCCAAGTGAAATAATCACTCTTAGTGAGGATTGTCTGAAGAGATGACTTAAGAATCTTTTCCCAATCAATTTTAATTTTAAAGAGCTTCTTGAGGAAAGACTCGCATTTTGCAGACATATTGCCTTTATTACGTTCTGCTGCCTGACGAATATTCTGTTCCATCAGCTGTTTACGAAGTTCTTTATTATCTTTATCAATTTTCTGCTGTTCTTTAGACTTCTGCATATCTGCAGGAAGTTGATTTTGTTCAGGCCATTCAATAGACACTGCTGTATGTTTTTTGCCATTCGGCAAAGTATAAGTAGTTTCAGTAACTTTAACAACATTTCCAGAATTACCGCTGCCTGAAGAACTCTTTCCAGGTTTCATAGATTTAGATTTTCCATTACTTCCATTTGAATTACCTTCTCCTTCATCTTCTTTGTCAGATTCTCCAGCTTCACCTGAAGCTGATTCTGACATATCTCCGTCATTCTCAGATGAATCAGAACCGTTGCCATTATTAGAATTATCGTCTTTATCTCCATCATTCCCAGAATTGCCGGAATTACCCTGATTATTTGAACCAGACATCATTTCAGAAAGACTCATATTATATGAGGTCTGTTTGACATCTGCAGTATTCATAATCATTACATAAATTTCTTCGGCGATATTATCAAGAAGATTTTCATCGAAAAGACAACCATATTCGCCATTTTTCGGATCAGCTTCATAATTTTTGTCATTCCATTTTTTCAGCATTTCTCGAATTTTTTCGAAATAACATTTAAGAGAATTGTTATTATCAGAAATACAACATTCCTCATAAAGATAAAGCATATTATGAACTTCATAATCGCATGCAATATTCCAAATTGAATGATCGCGAGATGCTTCACGTTCATGATGCATGAGTGTTTTATGATATGCTTCATGGAAGAGAATAAAAATCAGTCTTGCAATACGCATATCTTCAGATACGCATTTGGTAAAAAATGCGTCTTCAATATTGATATGAAGAGAATCATCAATAGGACAAAAATATGCAAAGGTTTTTCCAACCAAAGCAAAAGACTTATTATCTTCAAAAAGAATTTTAGTAGCAGTCAATTCAAGACCGAATGAAACAAAAAGCTTTTCTTTCAAAAGCTGATAAACAACTCGAGTAAAGTTAGTCTCAAAGTCGTTACGATACTGAGCAGAGATAGCCATAATTTATTACCTTTCTGTTATTTTTTGTTGTTATCATCTGTTGTATATTATATAATAACAAAAAACATATAAAAGTTAACTTAAATAGTAAATGAATTTAAAATATTAATATCATCTTTATCTTTTTCAATTTGGTCTAAAATTTCAGATTTCATCATTTTCCAATTTTTAATCAAAATCATTTGAAGATCTGCATTTTCTCCAGAAAAGAAATATCTATATGGATTATTTTCAACAGGTTTAAAAGAATATTCTTCACTTCTAGCAATAGATACAGAATTATTAGGATAAAGACAAATACGCAAAGGTTTAGTTCTCTCTCTTACATCTAATGTAAATCTAACTTCATTACGCAATTGAGGCAAATATTCTTTTTCAATAAAAGAAATAATATTTTTACAATTTTCGACAAGCTTGATTTTTTCTTCTTTAGTAAAATTCATTTTAATTCTCCTTATTATTATTTGATTCATATTATATAATAACAAAAAAGCGAATAAAGTTAACTTTATTCGCTTAAAATATAATATAAATTATGCATATTGTTTTTTTATAAATTCATAATCTATAGAAAGAGAAGGTTGTATTGGTAATTTTCTAGCATCTTCATTTATTTCATTAATAAATAAATCATCTACATAACACCATCTAAACACTTTTTTCCATGGTATTGAATCATAATCATGATATCCTAAATATTTACCAAACCAATGTTTTTCAAAATATCCAAAATGTAATCTAGCAGGCAATGTAGTTAATTGATAATGCTTATAATTACCATTTGAACCAATTAAATTAGAAGTATTTACCCAACCAATTATTTGACGTTTTGCGTCAGGTAAATCTTTTATAGAAGACCATTGAAGTTCATTAAAATTAATATCTTCTAATGATTTCCAATAGAAAATATGTGGATTAAAATCATGAAATCCTAAAGAAAGTCCAAATTCATATTGCCAACATTTAGTTACAATATTTTGGCTATTATTAACATAAAATGTAGAATATTCAACATCATTAGTTTTACTTGCATGTAAAGCTAATATTGGTCCTGAAATAGAATACAATTTATCTACAGTATTCCAAGATGTAAAATTAGTTTTTAATTTTTCAGTATTCATTAATAATATTCCATATTTTATATAAAAATAAATTTATTTAAAATTTTGTAAAAACTCTTCCAAAGATTTTAAATTCTGCTCCAATAATAATTCCTATAATTTCCATTAAAATATTTTTATCATTACATTTAAATAATAACAATTCTCCTGATTTTGTAAACTTATATTTAGAAATTAAATTAGAAAAAACAGCATCTAAAAATGCTGGATGTATATCACAATTATCAAAATTTATTTCAATTTTTTCAGTTGTATCTTTTAATTTAGGCCATAAAATATCTTCAAGAAACCATTCTCCTGAATAATTTCCTGAATCTCTATATCTACCACTTGTTTTATTAGTATAATCAGATAAATTAATTAACATAATTATCTCCAATTAATTCAATTACAGGAATATTTCCTTTATTTTCTGTAGAAATATTATTTTCATGTAAAATAGTAACTAATTGAGTTTCAATTTCTATTAGTTTATTTAATTCTTCTGTAGAATATTCACTAATAGAAATATTATCAATTTCATCTAAAGATAACTTAATTAAATCATCAAATGTTAAAATTTTTTTACTCATTATTTTTTATTACATTCCATTCTTCTTCAGTTATAAAATTAGTACATGTATATAATATAATTCCAAATTTACATGGTGTAAATTCAATTTGTTCATCTGTTTTAATATAGCTTCTTTGATATCTTTCACCATTATCTTTTTCAATATCAAATAAATCTTTATATAATAAAGTACCGTATTTAGACCAATATCTAGATTTAATTTCTTGATTATAATCAATTCCTTTATCTAACATCATTGCAAGTTTTTCATCAGAATTCTTCTTTATTAATTCTTTATGAGAAAAATAATATTGTGCATAACCAGATATAGAATTTCTGATATGATCTCTTTGTCTAAAAATAAAATAATTAGATACTTCCATTTGATTTGGTAATTGCAATAAACGTGAATCAAATATACCAAATGGCAATGTATTATCTTTAAATAATTCTTGTAATTTTTTATTAAAATATACAGAAGCTTGACTTGCAGTTAAAGATACTAATTTTTGAATTCTACCTTCAAAATACATATCTTCAACATTTGGACACTGAAACCAAATTGAAATTTCATCACTTCCATGCCAAACTGCCTTTATATTAGGAATAATATCAAATAATTTTTTTGATGCATAATTCATTGCTTTATTAAAACGTTCATCAAAAGGCTTTTCACATTTCCATTTCTTTATCATTTTTGAAAATCCTTTCCCATCTAAACGAATAATATATTCCATACATGGATTTAATTTATAATCTAGTACTTCTTCATATTTTTTCATTCTATCGCCTAATGATAAAGTATTTCTATTCATATTATTTCCTTTTAAAAACAATTTTTATTATTAATTTATTTCATCAATTTTATAGATTTTACCTTCTTCTACCCATAAATCAAAAATTTTATCATTTTTTGAATTTTCTAAATCATAATGATAAATGTTTATTTTTCCAGTATAATTTTCTTTTGAATATCCAATCTTTTTTGTTTCCCAACGTTTAATGTCTATTTTATCATATTCTTTATGTTCTATTGATTGCCAAATAGGTCGTTGAATTTCAAAGTTTTCATTTATTACTAATGTATCAAGAAGACTTTTAAGATCTTTTGTTTGATACTCGCCTCTTGGAATAATTACAAAATCACCTTTATGATTTTGAAAAGAAAAATCTTTTTCAAATTTAAATCTATCATAACAACCCATAAAATATTCCTTTTTAATATTCTTAATATCTAAAATTATTTTTTTGAAAATGCATTTTGCCAAGTTTTAATAGCTTCATCAATATTAATTTCAATTTGTGTAGTTATACCACATTCTTTACACATAATAGAAGCATCAATAA